ATTCACACCGTTACCAGCATCCACCATACGGCGCAGGCGATAGTAAACAAAATAATAGAATGGGGCTGTTACTGTTCCTTGGTCTGGAGAAGGCCATAAATATATCTGTGGCACCTTTGTTGTTGCACCAACAGCATCCGATGTCTGCCCCGAACGGCGGTTTATCCAAACATGTATCGGGCGACCTTGCGTTAATTTATTAGGTATCGTCGAATACGTAGATACGCTTATCCTATTAATATTAATGTCCGTTTGATTCGCTTCAGAGTCAGGATAGGTGCGAATAACATGTTCAATAAGATCAACAGTATCGTTAGGCAGGTCATAAATATACTGACCTTGTATCAAAGGAATGGTGCCAGTTTCAATAGTCCACAAGTTAATACCGCGATTGGCCCACTCTGTCAGTAACAGATTTAGACTGCGGCGCGCTGTGCGGAAGTCGTAGCCAGTACGCAGCTCTAATCCATTGCGCTCGAACGCCTCCTCAACGATATCGTTAAGGGTAGGATTAAACGCTGTGGTACTGGTTGTAAATGCCATTACTTTTTCCTATATGCCTTTAAGCTATTACGCAAATTCATATTGTTAACGGCAACCTTTTTTTTGCTTTTAGCAGACGCTCTTTCAACAGCAGTAAGTACAGATGGTTTACCTAATTCTTTAGCCCGCATTCCACCAATATTCTTCTTCGTGGAATTCTTAATACCCATTGGTGTTAATTTCTTAACCATTATCTAAACCCTGCTGTTTTCTTAGCAATGCCTTTAGGTTGGGCTACAAACTGTTTTCCTGCTTTCTTCCCTGCCCGCTTTGCCTTCGTCGTGGCGGCATACTCGGCTGGGCTTAGTGCCTTGATTGCCTTTTCTGGGAGATACCTCTCTCCGGTCTTTGACGATGGCTTTCCGCTTTTGGTTCTCCATTTCTGATCACCCCAATTTTTAAGCGACTGTTGCGGAGCTTTAATTGGCATTGCCATAACTCCCAAAGGCTTCTAAGTATTCTACTGCGCTACGCAACACAGCAGGACTATCGTTAAACATTCCCAACGCCCTATTGCACTGCTTACATAAAATTCCACGAAATTCACCAGTAGCGTGATTATGGTCAATAGCACTGTCAATAAGTTCTATTTCTTTTTTGCAAATAGCGCAACACTCTTCTTGTCTTTCATACCTATCTACAAGTTGTTCTGGACTAATTCCCCTACGTGCGCAGCGTTTTGCTAATGTCCAACTGTCTTTCTCTCTATACGCTTGTATCCGCTCAGGATTTTCTTCTGCCCAGCGTTTATGTTCTTTATACAAACAAGTATTACAACGACTCCTTAGTAAATGCGCCATGGATCCGCCGCGACTTCTATATGCAGAAATTGGTTTAATTTCCCCGCACATTGTGCATGTTTTATCCTCTGTATCCACCGCCAGAAGCCTTATATTTTTTTGCTAATAATTGACTTTTGCGAGCCGACCACTGTCCTGCCCCCGTACCCTGCACTGCGGCGGCTTTAATGCTGTTAAAAATACGCTTACGTAACTCTGGCTTGGTGTAATTGCCAGACTCATTTACCTTAGACTTACCACCCTCAGCATAAGATGCGGTCTTGGCTGCGTTAGCAAAGTCTTGTTTCTTCGGAGCGCCAGAAGAACCAGGGCTACGCATTTTCTCACCACTGCCAGAAGCTATACGTTTCTTCTTGGCTGCGATATTCGCATAAAGACCACCACCCGCAAAAGTCTCAACCTCATTAGGATTGTCTTTGCGAGTGATCTTCTTTTTACCCGGCATCTTAGATGGGTTGATAGCACCCATACCGCGTGAGGCTCTCATTAGCAGGCCCGTCCACCCTTGTTCATCTTAGCCATACCGCCTTTTTTCATGCCGGTAGAGCCAGCCATTTTAACCATCGTGCCTTTGGTTTTGCCTTTCATAGCAACACCGTCTTTACTAGGAGCAGCAGTCTTTACTTTGCCCATTGATGTCATACCACCGGATGCCATCTTTTTCATAGCCATGCCGCCTTTAGCCATCTTGCCTTTGCCATCAGCAGCAAACGCTGGGACTTTTACGCCATCTTTCATAACCATAGGCATGCCGCCATCAGCGTATCCACCCATAGCCATTTTTTTCATCATGCCGCCCTTTTTCATGCCAGCTTCGCTCATCTCATGTTTGATCATGGACTTAGGAGCGCCCTTAGACTTCATGAACGACACTTCTTTCTTAACCATTTTCTTTGACTCAGCCATACCGCCTCCTGATTTAGTAAACTCTTTACCCACACTCTGCGGCACACCGGCCTTTTTGGCAAACGCAGGGTTGTGAGCTACCGCCTGCATAAACCTTTCCTGTTTTTTACTTACGCTAGGCACGAGTCTTACCCCTGATAGCAATTCCATCCGCACGTTTAGAAGCGCTAGAGACTTTCCCACCCTTCTTAAACGTCTGCATAGGTTGTTGCTGTGGGTTAGGAGCTACGTTAGCCTGTGGCTGCATGTTGAATGTTTGATTCGTGCCGCCGTTCTGACCGCCAGCTTGTGGCTGATTGCCATAGAAAGGATAGGTAGGCTGCTGTGTCATTCCGCCGTCTGCGTATTTTTTCACTTTGCCGCCTTTGGCGTAATCACGATCACGAACATGCGGAGGAACTGGCATTGTCCTTCTAGAGCCAATACTTACCGGCATAGTTCTTTCATATTGTTTTTTATCTTCCTCTTTATCTTTTTTGGTATCTGGCCCCATATAAGGAAGTTCAATAATTTTTGGCTCTCTTTTAGACATCAGCAGATCCTACCTTTCGTTTTACCGCGCTGGGCTATACCATCTGCGCGGCTAGATGCGCTGGAAACTTTTCCGCCGGATGCCATCTTGATAGAGCCACCAGCCTTGCGGCCTTTCATCTTGTCATACATGGATGAACTGTAAGGCTTGCTGGCATTTGCCACGGTGCCCATAATAGCTTCTCCAATCTTACGCAAAGGAGGAACTTTTTTATCCTCGCCACGCATAGCAAAACTTTGGCTGCCAATCTTTGCCCCAGTATCTTCATACTTTTTCTTCTTGGCAACCTTTTGTTTATTTACCGCAGGCTTATCTTCTGAACTGGAAATATAGTCAGAAATTTTACGGCGAGGTTCTTCTGTATCCATCTCTGGTTCTTTAATGGATTCTTCTTTAACCGACTCAGAAATGTATTCTTTTGGGCCAGAGAAAGGCGATGTAGCACCAGCACGTTTGCCACCACTCTCATAATCTTCTACACCGCTAGTGGTTGGACGATCTTCTGCTGCAGTTGATTTACCACCAAGCAGCTTGCCTATGCCAGACTTAACATCACCCATGGAATAGCTTTTTGTCTTTGGCATGTAACGACCGTAGCCACCAAACTTACTATCTTCTGCAAATTCTTCATCTGTGCGAGTGCGAACATTTGTTCCGCCTTCAGCAAATTTTTTAACTTTGCGTTTCATGACTTATCCTTTTTGGGAAATAAGTTGATCAATTTTTGCTTCAAGCTTGTTAAAGCGTTGATCAATGTGGTCTGTAATCCGTTCAACTTCTGCATTAGTGACGTTATCACGAGCAATCTCCTCACGAGTCTTATTCAACAAGATCGTAATACGCGCTAGTTCAGCAAACTTTTCGTGCGCTATATAAGCAAAAAGACCAGTGAACAGACTTAATACAGTCATCCATAGTCCATTTATATCTAACATTTCCACTTCCTCAGCGATTTGTTAATCCGACTATCTGGATCTTTTGCTGTCTTTGGGGACGTCAACTTGCTCTTCATCCCCTCCATCCGCGCACAGAATGATTTCTTCCGTGAGCCACCTTCTGGCTGAGGGGCTTTCAGACCTGGCTTCTTCGGATTGGCTGCGTTGTAGGACGCCCGTCCTTTGGCGTTTAATCCGCCCGAGGGAGCTTTTCCTTCCTTGCGCTGCCATGCCGGAGACTTAGCCATAGAACACCGTTATAGACGCATTAGCTGGCAAAACTACATAAACGCCGTTTTGAAACAAAACACCTTCGCCGGGTATTAACGTAGAAATAATAGCCGTGTTTACAGTTAAGTTTAGCGTTATTGATTCTGTGCCAGTATTACTCGTAGCGTTATCCCAAAATTGTATCTCTCCGGCAGTTCCTCCCGGAGCAACTTGGTAGCCTTTAACACGAGTTCGACCAACAAAAATAACACCACTAGCGTCTTTATGCCCAGCCTTAACGTCTGTTTGCATAGCCATAATGGCCCCCTATTAGACGTTCTCTTGACCGAACAAATAGTCAGTGACAAAGTAAGTAACAAAACCAGCCACAGAACCTACGCCTGCACTTGCGCTTGAAATTGTCAATACTGTGTTAACAGAAGCATTAGCTACAGTGCCAAGACCCGCGCCGTTACCTACGCCGCCAACAACAATTACGCGGTTACTTGTAACAGCCGCTGTGTTTGCGTAGAAAGCTGCATCAGATACACCACCAGTAATGGTTGTATAACCAATGTTGATTGAGCCAGATGTAATAGGGCTAGTAATAGTAACTTCCGTTACTACAGCATTAGCTGGAAGAATGACTTGCGAACTTAAACCAGAAGTTACTACAGCATTGCTGGTTACAGATACGTTAGCATTAAAAAAAGTGGCGGTCATTAACATCGAACCGCAATAGGCTTGACGGGTCGTGTCGCCGCCGCCAGATCGCCAAATACTTTGGGTGGTTGATAAAGGCATTTAGATTGTCCTCACATGCGAGTTAGGTAATGGCAATCTGCATGTAGTCAGCCGGGACTGTTTGCCATACCGGAAATCCCGGAATTTGTAAGTTTATAGCATAAAACTATGGAAAAAGGGGACTTTCATCCCCTTTTTCTATCACCACATTAGGCGCCAGGTGACGCAAACATACCTAGTGGATCACTGAATCCAAAAGAGTAACGCTCACGAGACTTGTAACGCACGTTGCCTGTATCAAAGTCACCATCCATAGAGTTCGATAACGGTGTACGAATGAAGTGCTTCATACCGTTAGGAACATCCGTGGTTAGGAACCATGCGTTTGTATCAGTCAAATAGTGGTTGATTGTGTAGCCTTCAGGAATCGAACCATTGTTCTTCAATGCGTTGATATCGTTGTCGTTAGTGCCAACACGGAGGCTGGTTTCTAACAAACGAGTAGCAACAAACTGGAGAGCTGATGGAACAATCAACTTGCGTGGCTTAGAAGCAATCAACAGATCACGTTCATCTGTCCACGCAGCAATTTGAATAACTGCGTTTTCCAACGAAGTCTCATTCAAATCAGATGGAGTAGCTGGCGTGTTGCTGTTAGTGCCGCCAGAGACTAATGGATGCGCTGTTGAGAAGAGAGCAACGCCATCGCCGCCAGGGAAACTGGAAGAAAAACCATTATTCAAAACTGCCGCAGCTTTGACTTGTTTTGTGTACGCCATAGCACGAGCCAAGCCCTTTGTATAACGAGCCGATAGGCTGTCGTACAAGTTATCTTCGATGGCCTCTTCGGTCAGCGAGAAACCTAAAGCAATAGTTTCGTGGTTGTAGCGTGCAGTAAACGCTTCTTGTGCATTGTCATAAGCAATTGCACTGCCCTCGTTTTTCACAGGGGCGGCGCTAAAGCCAGACAATTTTGTTTCTTCTTCAAAAGAACGCTCGGAGGTCTCTGTTTCGTAGATCTCTTTGTGCTCTTCGCCGTAACGGGCATACTCCAAACCGAACAAAGCGTTCAGGCCAGGGAGCAGCTCTTTCAATAGTTGTGCGCGTGAAATAGCCATGATTTAGCTCCTTAGATGCCAA